ATTCACCCAATCAATGGCCTCCACGGCATCCCCTGTGAGACTCACACTGACATCACTCATGCTTAAAGGTTGCCACATTGAGCCGTTGTACACTTCCAGGCATTGATGCACTGTGTTGAATCGTAGATCTCCCAGCCCTTGTGCCCCGCTGAAGTTGCTTACATAGTTACTGGCATTGTTGCTGTAAGTGGTTAGATATCGTCCACTACCATACACATTCTTGATCATGTCACCATCCTGCTTGTGTTAAAATCTCTTTTGCGTATTCCTGATCTGCAGGATAATCCGCAAACTTCTTCTGCCATACGTCTGAATCAATGTAAGGCCATATCATTGCCACTTGCTCTGCGTTGAGTTCTGATAGGAACTTCTGCCCTGATTCCGAATTGTAGATCACCCAAGCACTGATCCTGCCTGTTGTGACAGCATAGCATGTGGCATTGGCGCTGCCATATCTCAAACAATCATGTGAAGGAGAACCAGTCCGCTCACTCCAGTCAATGCTGTATTCAATGGCACGAGCCAAAGAATCGTTCACTGTTTCTTTCTGCACATGTGACACAAGATACTCTGTGTATAGCTTATCACTGCACCAGTTGTCAATCTTCCGGTTGCCTTTCAGCAACCATTCAAGGAATCGTTCTGGTTGGATCACACGCACACTCACACAATACCTACCCCACTTCACAAACGCACGGTAGTAAGGCGATGTCACAAAGTCATCCCACCCTTTTAGTTTTGCCGAACCTTGTGTGTATTCGTAGAACTTTAGATAGCCTTGTAGACCCAACTGCACGCCACGTTCACTAGACTCTTGCCAGCGTTTCTTCTGTTCGCAAACATGCACACTCAGCGTGGTTTCTCGGCTGAATGATCGTTCGCAATACCGGCAGGTGAAGTCGCTAGTCGTTGCCATGAGCCCGTTGCAGTTGAGCTATTTCTTTTCGGTCCGTTAGTGCGGCCATGAGATCGATCTCATCATCTTTAAGATGTGGATACAGTTCTCGTAACTGTTTCTTTAAGGCTGATGCACCGGCTTCTTTCTTTTTAGGTGCGATCCAGTTGTGCCGCATTGCACCCATGCCCGGGCTGACTGCTGTGGCCATGAGCCATTGCAGTTTGGGATGCCGATGCATGGTAAAGAAGTGCTTGTTTAGATAATGATTCACACTCTGCACATAGTATTCCTGGATCTCTCTGCTGCCATCCACAGCTGATCCCCAACGCACCATGAGGAAGGTGGAGAACTTAGGGCGTTCTTCCGGTGTGAGTTCATCATAGAAGTCACGGTTCTTTGCGTCCAATTGACGCATCTCGTTGCCGATGTTTAGTTTGTCGCTCATTTTGTATTGGTCAAGTGATAGATCATTATAGCACGTTCCAAGGCATCTTGTAAAGCAGGATTGGTGCGGGCTGCTCGATGAATATCACCCCACAACTTGGCTTCTTTTATTTGTTCTCGCAAAGGTCTGCCGTCACTGGTTCTGCAATCATACTCATGCCCCACTTCTGTTCGTGTGGCAGGATCTGCACCTGCTTCGCGAGCATACACAGTATCGCCGTCGCGTTCGTAAATCAGTGTGGCAGCAGGCTTCAACTGTCCCATCACCAGGCTCGATTGTAATCCACTATCTCGCAGTTGCGGCTGATGTCTTTGACGAAATACACACAGTCTGGTTGCTCTGCGTCATTTATGGGCACACACAACATCTGCCCATTCTTTAGCTTGGGTGCATACCATGCCACTTCTTGATATACGTCAATGATTTCCAAGCTGGGAAAACTGGGCCGGAAACTGCTGAGTGGATTGAATTGAAACACTTTAAAACCACGATCATTCACACTGGTGAGTGGCAGCATTTCTAGATCTCCTACTTCAGGTTCACCAATTAGGATCTGCCAGTCCACGGGCATTTTGATCTTGAAATCACCTATCTGTAATACCAAGGCAGGGGCATTGAAACTTTCCAAAAAGATTAAAGGAATGTAATGATAGTCTGGATTGGCCGGATCTGAATTATCTAGTATGGCAAATCTCATGTCATCTACCTCTTCAGGCAAATGGTCGAGATCATAGGGTCGGTTGTCTAATGTAAGGATACGCATGAGTTTATTGTATATTATAGTTGTGAAGAATGCAACCTATTGCCATGCCAATTTTTCCTGAGTGTATGGATAGTTAGCTTCATTGTAGAACACCTTGCGTTTGGTCAAGTGTCGTTTGCTGAATTTGCATGTTGAGGTGATATCCCAGATCTGCACATGATCTTTATCTTCTGCCTTGCGGATACCACGCCCAATGGATTGTATCACTCGTGTAAAACTCTTGCCGGGCTCGATCATTACCAAGTTAAAGATACGTGGAATATTGATACCCACTGCTGCCACACCGTATGTGGCCACGATGATCTTGTCTGTACTGATAGCCACTTCATCATATTCATCCTGTCGGGCTTTGGCCTTGGTCGCACCCGACACAAACACAGCACGGTCACCCAATCTTGAGACCAGTTCGTGCCCTGCTGCCACGCGATCCACTAGCACTAGCGTATTTCCTGTTTCATTCACTTGCAATACCAACTGTGCGATGGCATCCAATCTACCAGGTTCTTCCAATAGATATTTCAGCTCTTCTTGGTAGGTCTTGTGCTCGCGTATGTCTACCAGCTGTACAACATTCACATGGCACTGCGCCAACACACCGCGATCCTGTAGTTCACTGGCAGCCAGTCTAGATATCACGGGACCCAGGCTCACCAACAGGCTCTGGCTTTCAAATAGTTCTTTTGGAATAGTTCCTGTGAGTCCCCAACGAATTGGAACTTGCGCCATCACGCCCGTTAATAGAGTTTTTAGTGCATCTGCTTTGGCCATGTGTACTTCGTCTACTATAACGCATACAACATCTTCAAGAAATTCCTGGATGGTGCAATCACCCACGCCATTCTTGGTGTTCTTCAAAAGATTATTTAAGCTCTGCCATGTGCAAATGGTGTGATGTCTACCATATTCTTTTCTGTCACCAAAATACACACCCACATCCAATTCCATATTGATGTAGTCTTTTTCTGTTTGTGTCACAAGACTTTTGTTGGGCACGATAACGATACTGCGACCATACACACTCACAGCATCGCTCAATGCTGCTGTCATGATGGTCTTGCCTGCACCTGTGGCCACTTCCTGCAAGCATTGTGGATTGGCTAAAAAGTTGTTCACGATCTCCACTTGATAGTCACGCAACAGTATGGGTTGACCCTCTGCAGGATGTCCCCGGGGCCATTTGCGATCCTGATATGTGGTTTCTACAACTTGGGTGAAATCAAATGTGGTGGTGTATGTGCGTTGATCGTCCAGCTCGATATCGTAGTTTTGTTTTTCTAATATAGGGATGATCTCAGGTAAAAGATTCACATAAGTGCTGCCTCCCAATTGGAAGTAGGCCACTTTGCCATCCCAACGACCCAGTCGCACAGCAGGAAGATAGCGAGCGTAGGGAACATCGTATTTGAATTTCTTCACTAGATCTCTGCGAGTGTCAAGATCCAGGCCTTCGATCTTTATATTCACTTCGTCGCGTATGATTATGGTTGCTCTTTTCATCTGTTGATTATACAACTTTGTTAGACTTTTTGCGACCTGATTAAAGAGTCACATAGTTCAATGGACGATTTGATCGTAACAGTTGTAAAAATTTATCAAAGTCCACCACATGACCAATCACAACTCTTCCCAACATCTGCTCCAGAGACCACGATGGCAGGTTCCAATGTTTGCACCAGGCACTTTCGTAATAGGCCCACCACTTGAGAAAATTCTCAATGTCAACTGGGTCTATTTTGGGCCGCGATTGGATTGTTATTTCCAATCTGGGTTGCAATTTCAAATAAGGTTTGGCCAATTGGCAAATACGATCAACATCGTTGGGTTCTTGGCTCTTCCAATAACCGTAAGGTGTTTTTCCTAGCTCTGCCCAGCCCACTGTGACGTCCCCGGGCCTTGTATCAAGTCTCAGTTGATCCAATAGTGTGTGATCAATATCCAACAGCAGCGGCCCGGCCAATTCTCTATAATCTATTGTCAAAATTTTGCCGCGATCCAGTTTGATTAGGTCCCCGCATAAATGAATGTGTTCATGAAAGTCAAGCCATTGAGGCCTACCGTTGTAGTTTTTTTCATAGATCTCATGAAGGTGATTGAGATAACTCTGCTGATCGCATTGTTCTGGGTCAATCTCAATGCTCAATTGTTTTGCAAAACTATGCAGTTGCATAATCGTATCACCAATGGTGGTCTGATCAATGTAGAAAGGATAGTCCCAATCATGTATGGGCAATGGCACATGTTGCAAATGTTTGTAACATCTCACAATCAGATCGGTGGTGGGTCCCGGGTATAGTTCTATATCCACAGTACCAGTATCAAACACCATCTTCATCTTGTATTTATAAGGACGAAATCACAGTCAAAAAGACAGGTGCCATTTAGACACCTGCCATAAAAGAGTCGCCGGGCTAGAAATTCACTGCGACTCTGTTTCGGGGCTTTACGCCATGACCTTGCTATTCCTGTGAGATTGGCACTACTCGGAATCCTGTTTCCTCAGCTTCATCGGCCTCATATGTGCTATCCACAGTGTACAAAAACAAATCACCATCCCAGATTTCAAACATATCGTTTCCTTAAAAAATTGCAGTCATCACTCGACTCAGATACCAGGCACTGATGAACAAACAGATCCATCCTGATATGGGTGCGTCTTGCTCAAAACTCACTTTGGCAAACCACCCATTCAACAGCATCCAAACAATCGACACCGCCATGTCAGTCTGCTGCTTTCATGCAGGTGGTCTCTGCAAGACGGCGCCAGTTGTCCGGGCTCAGCTTACGCAGATCTGCAATCTTCAGCGCCATACGCAGGCTCATTTCACGCAAGCGAACTTGGTTGGTTTCCATGAACTCAAAAATGCTGTCTTGTGTTTCGGGCTCAAAGTCGTAGCCATCAAACAACACACCGTCTTTAGCAATCTGCTTGATACGCAAGATCTTGTCACGCATGGTGTCCAAGGTCAAGTCCAAGTAATGGCAACGACTTTGCAGTGCATCCAAGTGATCTCGCAGTTTCTGCGATTTCATCTTGTCAAACTTCAAGTTGGTGATAAAGATCACGCTGCCTTTGAAGTCAAAACTGTCTGGGATACCTTCGCGACGCAGAGTGCTGGATTCTGATAACCAGGAGATCTTGCGCTTCTTGCCAGAGTCCAGTGCGCCTTTCAGCAAGTTCAGTGCCACGTCGTCCAACAGAATTGAGTCACAGTCATCAAACACCAACACACAATTTGGGTCCGAATACTTGTACAGAGTCTGATACAGGCCAATAGGAGTTGCAGAGCCTTTCACAACTTCTGCGCGAAGCTTCTTGCCTGCGATCTTGTCAAACAGCGTGGCTTTTTCGATTTCTTGCTCCACGCCGTAGCTCTTGCCCACGCCAGGAGGGCCCGATACGATCATTGCACGGATGTCGCCACCAATGCATGCCTTTGACATTTCAGTAAGGATTTCAAAACGCTCGCGGATACGAGTCATTGCTTGCTCTTCAGTCTCTGCGATCTTAGCAGTTGCGGTTGGAGCAGGTGTGTTCTGTTCCACGCTGTCGCCGGAGATCATCTCGTAGTCAGAGATAGCATCAACGCGGATGCGAACAGTAGCAGGGCAGTTGGGGAATGTGCCGTTGTTTTGCACAGTCACATAGCCGCCCTTGGCGCCAGTTTGGAAGCCGCTTACTAGAGAGAAGCTTTGGTTTTTTACAGTTTTGCCGCGATATTCACCGCGCAGGATACGAATAGCACTCATGGTTTCTAGCCCCGTTGTGTTGTTAAGCCACTATTGTAGCAGCGATTACGATACCAGTCAACCGTTTTGCTTGCATCTTTTTCCAACTCTACTTGCGAAAAATTGCGACATTTTTCAGCAGTTTTTGTTGTGTGCTTTTGTTTTGACATGAGTGTATTATAGTGCAGATTGTGATATGGGTCAACCTCAAAAAAAAACCCTACAACATGCAGGGTTTTGATGATGTATAAATCATTTAAGTTGGTGCCACCAACACCACTTTGGCAGGGTCCACAAAAAAGTCAAAGACCACAGTTTCGCCATTGTTTATGGGATACGTCCAGTCGCCCAACAGACCGCCCACATTCACACGCCAGGTCCAGGGTTCACCATTTTTGGTGAGATTTAAAATTCCATCACTTTCCACAGTGTTGAAGTTTGGGTCTGAATAGTATGAATCAGGCGGCACTGTCACTACCCAGTTATATGTGTCAGAGTCGTCAGGGTCGATGGGAGCAGCAGGATCGGTTCTTTGTCTCTCTCGAGTGAATCCAGTGTAATTCATCCGAAACTGTGTAAAAAACAAAGTGCCGCCGGTCACAGTTACTGTGACCGGTATTTGCCCAGTGATATCTGTTGTGGTTTCAAACAGGACCAATTCGTCTTGCGCCGGAACAGGTAATTGTCCTGCCATAGGAATTACGTCAGTCACAGTGGTAGTGACCGGACCATTTGAGATCTCCGCCCCGTTGTATGTTGCTTGCACATGTACATCGCCACTGGTGGAATATGCACTGCCTATCATTTTGACTATTCTTTGAACCATGATTTGTCCTCCATGCTGTATTTATGTCAGACCCAGTGAGATTTTATTACAGCATCTGACACTTCGTGTGGCTTTGGATCGCCATGAAACACCAGCACACTATTTTCCGGACTTAGTATGGTGCCACGATTGGGTCTTTTATAGGTTCTATTTTTAAAATTCATGCCACCATCCAGTGCTGTCCACCGCCAACTCACTATGCGTCGTTCGTCCAGGAATCGCCTTTTTTGTGCAGGAATCACTGTGTTTAGATAATCCTGATCACCGCCGTGCTGATGCCGCAGTCCCACACGCTCTATGCCCTGTTGCTCAAATTGAGTCCAGATTGAATTCCAATTCTGAGTGTTCCAATACATCACTGATGAATTTATGGTGTGCAGGTCCGGCCGCCACAGTGAACGAAAATCTCGCAAGGTCCAAAAAAACACAGGACTGAGATTCACGATCCAATCTATATTGTCTACGATTACCGTGTCAAGATCAAAATACAACAATTGCCCGCAGAAATGATCACTATTGAATAGCTGCATTTTGTACCACCAGCTGCGTTTACGGCCTGAAACTCCGGGCCATTCGGTTAGGTCATGTCGTATCATGTGCGTGGGCACAGGGCGAGAAGCTTCGGTGTACACATGTAATCTAGCGCCGCGGGTGAGATGGCGATTCAGCATGCTACACAGTCGATCCACATAAGTGAAATCGTACCCGTTTCCATGTATAACACAGGCACAATCCACTGGATCCTGCGCTGTAAAAACTGTGAGTGGTGTAACTGCTGCTGGTTCCTGTTTCCGGGCACGATGTGCAGATCGTGCCGCACGATGCAGATCTTTTTCAACGCGAGTGGCCATGTTAATCCCCTGGTGGATTATGCCAATAACTGGGATATCTTTTGAGAATGGCCTGTACCGATTCAGGATATTGAGTATCTACCACGTGTGTAGTGGCTTTGTGATTTATGGCTGCAATGGTATCTTTTCTTTTGAATGCCTGCAACATCTCTTCAGGATCTCGGTGCTGGGTTTCTATACAACTCACTACCTTGTTGCGTATCAGCTCGTCTGACCCCATCCAGGTCCAGTGCCAGCCCACTGGCCGGTTGATTCCCACACAATGATCTCTATTTTTGCGCTTGATGCTGGCACCTTTGTATAACTCGTGAGGTGTGTCAAACATACTACGGCGTGCTACCACACTACCTTTCCACCCACGCTCGGCCCGTTGATCAAACTTGTACATGTACATTTCAAACCCGCAGCTGACAGGTCGGTCATGTTGATCCATTGTGGCCACGATTGTTGCCCAGCATTCAGGATTGATGATCTCATCCAGATCACCGTGGATGATGATATCATCGCTGTTGTATTGTGCTAATGCAGGTGCTATGGCTTGCCGCATCATGGTCTCGCATATGAGATTGGTCTGCTCTGCTGTTAGTTCCAATGTGACAACATGTATTTTATCGCCGTAACGCGATTGATACTTGGCAAGATTGTCTCGGAGATAGTAAGGTTTAGGAATGCCGCTAAAAGTCCTGCTGGCTTCTAGGATCACCCAGCGATCTACATAGTGGTCAGTTACAGCTAGATGTATGTCTAGCATGTCAAATTCGTTGTTGAAGAGAAGTGTGTCAATAACCATGATTAGAATCTATAAATGATTTGATATGCATCGTATAAAGGCGCATGACCTTTGGCTTGCAAGTAGTCTGCAATGTAATGGCCTTTTCCTGTGCGTTGATTGCTGTTTAAAAATCTGCTGTTATCATCAATCACTACCAGGGCACCTGGTTTAAGATGCGGTTCAATTACCTGAAATTCCCGTAAATGATGCATAGCACTGAGGTGATCGTTATCCCATTTTACATCATAACTGTCAAGATAAAAAAGATCCACACGGTTCAGATCCAATTGTGTGGCCAAATACAGCACACTGTCCTGGCAGGTTGATTCAAAGCAGTCAGATACGATAGCACCACGGGCAGCAGTCACCGCTGTGGGGTCTATATCCACACTACGCACACTTCCACTGTGATGTTCTACAAATTCTGTAAACAATCTAGCACTTTGTCCATCTTTCCAATTGCCCGGATTTCTCAGTGTGCCAGTTTCAACAATGTGATATTCAGATTGATCACGGCTTTCAAGATGTGCAAACACAAGATTGAATCCATCAGCCCGCTGATAAAGGCCTTCCGTCAGGCCTCTTTTGGCGCCACTCACCCTGGGATTTAATAAGTCGTAGTATGTGTCTCGATAATGTTTAAGCCAAGTCATATTTTATTTAAATCAAACTGCTGTCATCAAATGGTTTTGTGACCAGCCAACAGCGTCCTGATCTATGCACCCGGATGTCTCTTGGTCCAAAAAAGTCCCACACTGCCTGTTGCACTTCAGGATATCCTTTGGTATAGTCGTCGCCAGCGAATAGGGATCCGGAACGCATTTTTGGCCACCAAGCAGTCAAATCATTTGAAACAGCTTCATAACTGTGTCCAGCATCCACATAGCAAAAATCCACTGACTCGTCTGAGAAATGGTCAGCAGCGTCCCAACTCGTCATGCTCAACATTGTTATGTGTTCTATCACCGGAGTTAGATTCTGTTTAAAAATATTTTCAAGATCCTGCACAGTAGCCGGATCATACGCGATCGCTGCTTCGCCTTTCCAGGTATCCACACAATAGAATTTGCCTAATTTATTTCGGTTGATCAGTTCAACCACACAATATGCAGCACTACGCCCGGTCCAGGATCCCAATTCTACCCAAGTGCCGTCGGCAGGAAATTGATCTAATACCAGATCCAGCATCAGAGTATTTTTGTTACTCATAAAGCCCGAGATGTCTTGGTAGAAATGTTTCATCATTGATAGCTTCCTACACAAAATTAATAGTATCAGCGTACCACAACTGAGAATCATTTTTGACCAGTTCTGCCCACTCAATCATGTGATCTATACTGAGTATTTCTTCTTTTCTTAATGCATAGGAATTGCTGAACAATTGGAAAAAATCATCAAGGCAGTGCATATCAAAATTATTTTCCGCCAACAACCCAGGACAAAACTCCAAGACTACCAAACAGCCACTGGGCAAATTTTTCATGGTGTTCGCAGCACCATGTAATACATGTGGTTCCCAACCTTGAACATCCATTTTTATAGCACGTATTTCACCTGCACGATCACCAATCACAGCATCTAGCGTTGTTTGATTCACCACAACATCTCCGTTAGATACTACTCTGGTATCTCCAAAATTATCCGGATTATATTTAATAGTTGTAGTAGATTCAGAGTCGCCCAGAGCTAATTCAAAAAGATGTGCATGTGGACAGTTTTGTTCCAGTACTTGGAAGTTTCTGGGATCGGGCTCAAATGCGAAAACTTCAGCCTGTTGGAGTTGGGCTATTTTGCTGTACCAGCCGATGTTAGCACCTATATCAACCACCACGTCGCCTGGCCGTATATGATCTATCCATATTTTTGTTATGTTACTTTCCCAGCCATTGTGTTTTAGTATTTTTCTGCTGACCATTCGGTCTATACCTGGATCATGTATACAGAAATCAAAATTCAAACCGTGGCAGTTGAGATTAAGTTTGTGCATATGAAGTATTGTCAAATAGAACAACGGGATCAAATTCCATCACATGGTGAAATGCTGTTACAGAAAGTCCTGCGTGTTTGGGATACATTCTCCAAGCATGTGTGGGCAGCTTCTGCAACACACCGACATCTCGGATCCGGTCCGGGTGATAAAAGAAGCTGTTGACTCCGTAAGTGTCCACAGTGAAGAATTGATATCCAAATTGTTCAGTCAACAGTTGATATGCACCCAGGCTGCACCCACAATAGGTCTTTTTATATTTAGGAAGGCCTGGCCGCGCACTCACGATCTGATCTCTGTAGTAACTGAGATATTCCAAGCACATCACCGCTGGGCGGAAATCCTGATTGTACAAGAGATCTTTAAGCACCCAGAAATCAAAACTGTCAATGTCCAGACTGAAAAAGTCCGGGGTGCGTGTGGGCCAGGATTCTGTCAGAGATCCCAGCTGATCGATTGCTATAGTACAATTTCTGTGTTCATAGTCAGGATGTGACCAAGCAACTGGTCTAAGATCATGGCCCACGCCGTGATATCCAAGATTTTCAATCAGATTGCGGATCATGTTCTGTTCACCTGTTCCGGAACCTATTTCTATTGCCCAATGATCGGGATCTCGAATATGTGAACAAAGTAAATCAATTATACCATCTTCTCGGTGTTGCGAGCTGAACTGATATTCGTAAGGTAAAAAGTGTTCATTCAAGGTGGTCATAATGTATTTACCGTTATGTATGCCGATAAATATTTCTATGAAAATTGTAATTGTAACAGGGGGATTTGATCCCGTGCATTCCGGGCATATCAAATATTTCAAAGCTGCACGCGAGTTAGGAGATCGACTCATAGTTGGACTCAACAGCGACGCTTGGCTAACCCGTAAAAAAGGTCGACCGTTCATGCCCGTATGGGAGCGTGATCAAATCATCAGAGAATTAAACATGGTTGATATGACTGTGATGATGGCAGACGATGCGGACAATAGTTGCACAACATTTATTCGAGAAACGCTTGAGTTATTTCCAGATGATGAAATTATTTTTGCCAATGGCGGCGACAGAACCAAAGACAATATTCCTGAGATGCAAATACAAGACCCTAGATTGAGTTTTGTATTTGGTGTGGGTGGTGAAAACAAAGCCAACAGCTCAAGCTGGATACTTGAAGAATGGAAGAAGCCCCGGACTGATCGACCCTGGGGATATTATCGTGTGCTGCATGAAGTGGGATCACATGTGAAACTCAAAGAACTCACGGTGATGCCTGGACAACGTCTCAGCATGCAACGCCACGAACAGCGAGCTGAATTTTGGTTTGTAGCTGAAGGGCAGGCCACTGTGTATACTGTGGATCCCAACAGCACAGAATATGAGATAATGGAAAAGCCTCGACAGCACGAACATTGCTGGATTGAACTAGGGGCGTGGCATCAGTTGTGCAATGACACAGATCAACCATTAAAGTTGATCGAAATCCAATACGGTGCAGACTGTGTTGAACAAGATATCGAGCGAAAATGAAATCAATTCCTGTGTTTGTGGGATACGATCCTAGAGAGGCCATAGCCTATCATACCTGTGTGAATTCAATCATACGCAACAGCAGCAGGCCAGTGGCCATTGTGCCGGTGGCATTGAACTTGTTTCGAGAGTATAGTGAAACACACACAGATGGATCCAATCATTTCATCTACACACGCTTCCTAGTGCCATATCTCATGGACTATCAAGGCTGGGCCATATTCATTGACGGTGACATGATTGTGCGCGGCGACATTGCCGAATTATGGGAATTAAAAGACTATACCCAAGATGTGATGGTTGTGAAACATGATTACAAGACACGCATGACTGAAAAATATCTAGGCAGTCCAAACGAAGATTATCCCAGAAAGAACTGGTCAAGTGTGATCTTGTGGAACTGCAATGCCATACGCAATCGAGCACTCACACCCGAGTTTGTGCAGAATTCAACAGGTGCATTCTTACATAGATTTTCCTGGATCGATGATGATCGCCTGGGCGAGTTACCTGCTGAATGGAACTGGTTGGATGTGGAGTACGAATACAATCCGTTTGCCAAACTTGTCCATTACACACTAGGTACTCCTTGCTTTCACGAGTTTGCCGACCAAGGCGACTTCTGTGATGATTGGCACAAGGAGCGTATGCTCACTGAATACTGTCAGCAACGGGTAATCGTATGATCGTCAACAGTACAAACTTTGGAATAGATTGTTTGCATTCAGCTGAGATCATCAACTGCAAGAACAAGAGCAAGCGGCCGCAGAGATATAGTCATTTGACCCATGCACTGCAAAAAGTCAAACTAGCCGGGCATGTGATGGAATTTGGAGTATATCAAGGCATCACATTGAAAATTATCTCGGACCATTTTAGAAATCACACTGTGTGGGGGTTTGATAGTTTTGAAGGATTACCCGAGACTTGGTTTAAGAAATCAGATGTCAGCGCCAGGCGCTCGCAGCATCCACCTGGAAAATTTGCTCTAGACAAAGAAGAACTACAAGTTGTTGTGAATCAGTTTACCAAAAGAAAAGTAAAACTCGTACCTGGATGGTTCAATCAGACCGTAGTTCCCTGGATGGATCATAATCCAGGAGTGATATCATTTTTACACATAGATTGTGATCTGTACAGCAGCACAATAGACATATTAACATTATTGAATGATCGCATTGTGCCAGGAACTGTGATAGTGTTTGATGAGATGTATCCCTGGCATGATGTTGAATCGTACGATCTATGGGCACAAGGCGAATTTCGCGCATTGGGTGAATGGATTCAGAGCCATCACCGAAGTTTTCGCACCTTGTATCGAAATCAACATCAACAATGCAGTATTGAGGTGATAGTATGACCGGATGGATCTTTCTCAGCAAAGGTGGCGAAGATGAATATGTGAACATGCTGGCTGCCAGTGCTGGCATGCAGCCTATGGATTCAGACTACTTTGATTACCGATACGACATAGCACAGGATCGTAATCGATTGGTACTGCGCGGTATTCTCAAACACAAGATCATGAAACAATGTTTAGCGGATGGTAACAACTTCTATTATATGGATTCAGGTTATGTGGGCAACAATGTGGGTGTAAGCAATAGCCAAGGCATCAAACACTATCACAGGATAGTTTTAAATGATCTGCAACATAGAACCATACGCCCCAGACCCAGTGATCGATGGGATCGGCTGGGTGTGACTCCGCATCCAAAACGATCGGGGCACAAGATCATCGTGGCAGCGCCGGATGAAAAACCTTGTAGATATTATGGTATCGATCAACAACAATGGATCCAGGAAACTGTGGCCGAGATCAAACGGCACACAGATCGTCCTGTGATAGTGCGTGAACGAGCACCAAAAAGACAAGATCGAGTATTAAAAGAACCTTTAAGCCAGGTATTGTCACAAGATGTGCATGCCCTGGTCACATTCAACAGCATAGCAGCAGTGGAAAGCATACTGGCGGGCGTGCCAGCATTCGTGTTAGCACCCAGTCATGTGGCAGAACCTGTGGCCAATAGAGATCTTTCCTTGATAGAAAAATTATTCTATCCTGATCCGGACCTGTTGATGGCATGGTGCCACAGCATGGCCTATGGGCAATATCATGTGCGGGAATTACAAAACGGAACGGCATTTAAAATGATGCAAGAAATATGAGAGTCATAAGTTATACCGCTACACTTCCCCAAAAAGAGAAGTACAATGAAGAGAGTCAGAGAAATGCCACCGACAAGCTCAACACATTACGATTTTTTGCACAAGGTGTAAATGCCGTAGGTGATGAGGGCATGATCGAAGTTGATCAATGTTATCAACCCAGCGATGTAGCAGTTATTCTGGGCTGGGTACATGAGCATGGTAAAACTGCTGCACATCTACAGTTCAGACAAGAGATACTAGACGGGCAAAGAGTCGCAGGTGGGCGTACTGTGATCGCAGACAGCAACTTGTTTCTGTACAAAAATCGAGAGAATCCTGGTTATTGGTTGCGTTACAGTTATGATGGTATCTTTGCCAACACCGGCGAATATTGCGATCATGACCCTGATCCGGAAAGATGGAATCGAGTGCAAAACTCGTGTGGGGTGCAGTTGCAACCCTGGCGACAGACCGGCAACCATGTGTTGTTATGCCTACAGCGTGATGGTGGCTGGAGCATGGCCGGGTGGGATGTATTAGATTGGGCATTAAAGAACATAATCGAGATCCGCAAGTATAGTGATCGACCCATACGCATACGACCGCATCCGGGTGATAAAAAGGCTAAAAAATACTGTGATAGACTGTTGAAACTGTGTCAAGGTCGCCGGATCAACCATGTTGGAATTAGCAATCAAGAGCACAGTCTTGTGGATGATTTCACCGACTGCTGGGCAGTTGTGAACCATAACTCTAGTCCGGGTGTGGCAGCAGCGTTACAAGGGATCCCTGTAATACTCACTGATCCAGAACGCAGTCAAGCCGGTGACGTGGCCACCACGGGCATTAACCGCATAGAAAATCCACTCATGCCCGACCGTGAAGCATGGGCGCAACGAATTAGTCAGTTCCACTGGAGCCACGAAGAACTTCGCTCAGGCGCATGCTGGGTACACATGAAGAAATGGGCAATAAAATGATCGAAGTAATCACCAGTTTTAATAAACTGTATTACGACCTTATTGGTAAAGACTGTGTGAGCAGTTTCCTAGAACATTGGCCCCAGGATCTCTCTCTTGCTTGTTATGTTGAAGGATTCCGCATGCCCAAGTATGACCGTGTGCAGCAGATAGATTTTTCACAGTTAGAGTCTGACTATTTCCAATATCAACTGGATACTGGATTAAATCAAAGCATGAAAAAGTTTGCCAAGAAAGCATACAGTTTCATGCATGCCATGAATCACAGTTCGGCTGAATGGATCCTGTGGTTGGATGCCGATGTTATCACTACACGATCGTTGCCCATCGAATTGCTGCAAAGAGTGCTACGCCCAGATCACCTGGCCATGTACATGGGTGTGACATATTACACGGACAAAGGCGGTCTTCCAGGAACTTGGTTGGTGCCCGAAACTGGAATATTTGCTGTGAATACCCAGCATGAAGATTTTGTCACGTTCAGAGAAGAATATTGCCGTCGGTATCGAGATCGAGATCATGCAGATCTACGTAGATTTTATGATAATGATGTGTTTGGTGCTGCCTTGTTGACCGTGCCCGATGCTGCTGTATTGGATCTATGTGCAGGATTTAAAAAAAGCTACAAGACTCCGTTGCGACATACTGTGCTGGGCGATCACCTAATACACTACAAGGCCAAGCATTCAAAGGCCGAATATGTACAAGGTGATGTTGATGGAATCTGCGTGGCCGATAACGACTAGACGGTGCGCCAATATCGTTCGTTTCTGGGGCGTATGAGATCTTTGTCATTGCTACGCCCGGTGTTCTTTCTATTGCCTTTGAGATGATCTAGATATGCACCCCACACTGTGTTGATCAGCGGATGCCCTTCCCCTTTGATTAAACCAGAACTCCAATTTAATACTCGCCATTCGGGATGCAGTGCCTGTACTTCTTTTCTAGTTTCATCAAACACCCAGCAATCGTTCCATTCTGCCATGTTCATGAGGCGTCCTGAATCATAGGCCAATTGAAACTCCTTCAGCCATAGTCTAGTGATAGTATCATTTAAATTCATGCCATACAACCCACACTCGCTGAACTTCTTCTCTCTACCCAGATAAGCCAACCCCACATTCGAGGGCATGTGCAGCAATAAAAATGCTTCGTTAAGAGGTGTATGGCACACCATGTCAGCATCCATCCAAAACAGCACATCAACGCCACAGTTGGCTGCTGCATGGAACACACTGTAGGCTTTGTGGCAGAAGCGTATGGCATCCCAACGAAATCCTATGCCGGGTGCTTTGCCTTTAGCATCCGCAGGGCCTGTGGCCACTTCACCGCGAGCTCGAGGATCTGATCCCCATCGCTGTTTGAAAGCAACTATGTCTGGGCTGACTTCATGCAAATTTCTCACATGCAGATTCTCGGCTGTTTGTGTGATTTCGCAATCTTCTGTGTACACATAGAGATCCACTTCTCCGGGCCAAGTCTTTAAGAATGTGTCGATCATTCGGCTGGCATACTTGTCGTAACCCGATTGATTAAATGTTGTGACTACTGCATATTTTGTCATAGGCTTCCAGGTTTGAATAACTATTTAATACATATCATGAACATCAGTATTTTTAATAGATTTGGCGCATTAAATTCTGTGCCTGTATTTGAAGCATTCCGCGAAGGATGTAAACGAAATCGTATACGAGTGACCGAGCACAACTCCGCAGCAGATGTAGCTGTGATTTGGAGTCAATTATGGACAGGTCGCATGGCTCCCAATCGTGCTGTATGGCAGGAATTTACGTCAAGTGGGCGCCCTGTGATAGTGATGGAAGTGGGGCAACTCATGCGCGGTGTTGCCTGGAAGATGGGCATCAACGGTGTAAATGCTCGTGCTCAATGGGGTGAAGGAACGGAATCAGAGCGGGCCAATAAACTCGCAATGCGTCTGCAACCGTGGCACCAGGGAGATCATGTCTTGATAGCCATGCAACGAACAGACAGTGAGCAATGGGCAGGATTGCCCTCTGCTGAACAATGGCTTGAACACACTGTGAATCGCATACGCGAAAATACCGATAGACCAATTGTGGTGCGTCCACATCCCAGACAGCGTCTGAACCCCATACCCGGTGTACAGATACAACAGCCACAGGCTCTGCGTGGAACCTATGATGAGTTTGATTTCCGTGGCAGTCTAGGCCGTGCCTGGGCCGTGGTAAATGAAAACTCTGGTCCGGGCAGTCAAGCCATCATTGATGGTGTACCAGCATTTGTGGGTGCGGATAGCATGGCATTGCCAGTGGCCAACACAGACTTTGCTTTTATAGAAAAACCACGCATGCCCGAAAGATCTGCGTGGTTAGAACAACTGTGTCACACAGAGTGGACACTGGGTGAGATTGCAGCTGGATTACCCTTGAGTAGATTGTTGAAGTCTCTTTAGATCAGCATCCACCATGTCCTGGATCATGGTAGCAAAGTCAGTTCGCGGTTGCCATCCTAGTATGGTTCGGGCAGAAGTGCTGTCGCCATGCAAACTATACAGTTCGGCGGGTCGTTTGAATCGTGGATCAGACTTGACCAACGGCGACCAATCCGCAATGCCTGTGTGTCGAAATGCTATGTCGCACAGTTCACCAATGCTGTGCTGCTGACCGGTTGCGATCACATGGTCCCGAGCAGTAGGCTGTTGTAGCATCAACCACATGGCTTCCACAAAGTCTCCGGCAAATCCCCAATCTCGCTTGGCATCTAAATTGCCCAAGGTGATAGAGTCAGCTAACCCTAGCTTGATACGGGCAACACCATCTGTTACTTTGCGTGTGACAAACTCCCGGCCACGCAATGGGCTTTCGTGATTGAACAAGATTCCCGAACAGGCATACAAGCTGTAGCTTTCACGGAAGTTAATGGTCATCCAATGACTGTACAACTTGCTCACACCATAAGGGCTTCTTGGACGGAATGGTGTGTGCTCGCACTGGGCGCCTGGTTCTGTGGCATTGCCAAACATCTCCGATGTGCTGGCTTGATAGAAGCGTGTGTTAGGACTATGAGTGCGTATGGC